AAGAAACAAAAAATAACAAAAGGTTGGCAGCACTGAGCCTGCAGTGGTCGGTGCTCCATTTAGTATTCCGTCAAAAAGTGGTCGGAGTTCCAATATCGGGATCGGACTTCGGGGGATCTTTTCGATGGGCGAGAGAGACGGCAGATGACTTCTTGTTTTGAAGGGAAGCGGTCTAACTCTATACCATCAAGCGTGAAGCTGTGGGGGTCCCACAGTTGCTTGAGTCCTGAAGAATTCGCGGAGATTCCGAGCTTGTCGACAAAATTGAAGATGTCTTGACAAACGTTTCGGATTTCGGGGTAGAGGCCGGCGCTGGCAAAGTAAATGCCAATAGCACGAGCTTTCAGTTTCGCGTAATCGTCGTTGTAGGACTTTGGGTTGTAAAGTTGAGCAAGAAGAGGGTTCTTGGCTCGCCAAGGGTAGCCGTTATCGTTGTAATAGCTGAGAACTTGGGTTCCTTGGATGGATGAGGTTGCACTTGACTTCTCGCTGTTGAGGCGGGAGTTGTAACGTCGTTTGGCTTCGTAAGCCATTGCGTCGAGCAACTGAGATCGTTGTTCAGGTCGAATAACGTCTTTGATTCCGGAGAGGCAATCGTCTCCCATCAACTTGATGAAGTGATCGGGGTGGACGTTGAAGCCAAGGCTGCTAAGCGTTGACATAATCATGATTCCATTGTAAAAGGAGTCCAGAAATTGAACAGAGAAGTTCCCGGATGGGATGCCCGCAAATTGTCGGGTGTAAACTTCGCCAGTCGGAGTCACGGACTTGAGGTTTTCAAGGGCGTAACCAGACCAATTCCATAGGTTGTTGAGCCTGTAGGGATCGGCTTTCGATTCAGGATAGGTGCGAGTTGGGATGTAACCGCCTTCAAAGTTGAAGTAGGTTTTCCAAATATCGCGGATGTCTCGGATGACGGTGAAGTACGAACGCATATCGAATTCAGACCAGTCGGTGCTGAGGATAGTGCGGTAGTCTCGGTACTTGGAATGATATTCATCATTCAGCTTGTACCAGCCGCCGTTCAAGGTTTCGTAGCCCCATAGCATCGGAGTTTTTCCGTACTGATGGTAGTTGTTAAACAAAGGCCAGAGAAACATTGCTTCGGAGAAGATGTGATTCTTGGGGATTCCAAAAACGGATCGGACCTTG